CCAAGTTCTGGAACAGCACGCCGAAAGACATCCGGCCACAGCTGCGCCACATCCGCGCCGAGTTGGACCAGACCGCTGCTGATTTTGACGCTGCGCGCACGGTCGAAACAGCACCATCCAAACCTGCCGCCGCGCAACCAGCCACCGCCCAGCCAGCACGCAAGACGCTGGAAGAAGTGATGGCCATGCTGGTGGCAGCCAAGAACCTGGACGCCCTGGCGGTAGCCGGTGACTGGATCGGCGACCTGGACGACCCGGAAGAACGCCGGGTTTGCCAGGCGAAGTTTGAAGAACAGAAGTTTGTCCTCGAAATGGAATAACCCATGAAAGTCACCTTCAACACAGCGCCGCAAGGCAGTGATGACTGGCTGGCCGCCCGCAAGGGCAGGGTCACCGGATCCAAGTTCAAGTACGCCCGCGACCGGATGAAGAATGGCAGCCCGACCGGAAAGTGCATCTTGTACGCCCAAGACGTGGCCCGAGAGCGCCTGGGTGGGTCAGCCGCCCCGGTGTTTGTCAATGCCGCCATGCGCAAAGGCACCGAGCAGGAGCCCGAGGCCAAGTTTGCCTACGAAACCATGACCGGCTATCTGGTCAACGAGGTGGGCTTTGCTGCCACCGACTGCGGCATGTACGGCCTGAGCCCAGACGGGCTGGTGGATGACGACGGTGTGATCGAGATCAAAACCATGGTGGGCAGCGACAACTTGTTCACTTGCGTGATTGAGGAAGATTACAGCGCCTACATGGACCAGTGCCTGGGCTACCTGCTTTTCCTGAACCGCCAATGGGTTGATCTGTTGATGTGGACCCCGGACCTGGAGCACACCGGCCTGGGCCTGGTCATCCACCGCATCAACCGCTGCGACCACGAAAAAGAGATCGCAGCCTTGAAGGCTGACCTCGACTCCTTCGCCGCCATGGTGCGCAAGTTCGAGCACCAGCTGCGCGCCAAAGCCGCAGCAAACATCGACACCTTCAAGCAAGCCGCCTAATTTTTAACCACCCCCCGAAAGGAAATCACCATGACCGCAACCAAACCAGAATCCGCCGCGACCGACATCGCGGACTTCTTCGCCGAGCTAGACGGCGGCAACTTCGATACCAAGCTGAGTGTCGCCCTGTCCCAAGTGGCCGCCGCCGCGATGGATAACGAAAAGACCGGCGAAGTCAGCATCAAGTTCGAGTTCAAGCGCATCCCGGGCACCGCCCAGATCCACTGCTCGCACACCCTGAAGTTCATCCGGCCGACGCTGGATGGCAAGGCAGGCGAGGAAGAAAAGCGCACCACGCCGATGCACGTCGGCAAGTACGGCAAGTTGACCTTTGCGCCGCCGAACCAATTGGAATTCATGGACAAAAAGACGGGGGAGATTTACTGATTCTGTGACAGCAGAGTGGCATGGCGCAGCGCCATAAGCTGACCTGACAGACCGGAAAGACGGTCACGATTTACCAACCCTGAAAGCAAATCATCATGTTCGACAAAGACACTCTCATCGCCTTGCAAGAATCGCAAGCCATCGTCAGCGCAGCCAGCTGCATCGCCAACTCAGCCCTGGCCAAAGACCTGGCCGCCCTGCCCAGCGACTACAAGATCAGCGACCTGGAGCCATACCTGCCCAACCGCCGCCGCGCCCGGGGCGTCATGAGCACCAACTCGCTGGACAGCTTCGCCAGCTACACCAAGGCCCATGCCGAGCCCGGCGCCTCGGTGTTTGTGGAGCAGGAAACCATGTCGGCCACCAGCGTGCTCAACCTGGGCAACCCAGCCACACCTGGCCACGCGGACAACCGCGCCAAGCTGCAACTCAAGCGCACGGCAGCCTTCAGCGCACTGGTGGGTATTGCCACCGGCACCGGGCACAAGCAAACGACCGTGGCCGAGTTTCTGGAGGATTGGCCCGACATGGTGAGCTGCTTCAACGAAGCCGGACCGATCACCAACACCAAAGCGATCGCCGCGGTGCGCAAGCTGACCATCGAGTCGATGCGCAAGCTGGAAAGATCCGAGCAAAGCCTGAGCACCACCCGGTCAGCGTTTGAGTCGGTGCAAGCCACCAGTGTGGACCCGATCCCGACGACGCTGGTATTCCGCTGCGTGCCTTACAACGACTTGGCAGAGCGCGCCATTGCCATCCGCGTGAGCATCCTGACCGGCAACGACAAGCCGACCGTCGCACTGCGCATCATCACGCCGGACACGCACAACGAGCAGATGGCCCAAGAGCTGGCCGACCTGATCACCCTGGCGTTTGAAGATAGCGAGATCGACCCCCTGCCGGTGCTGCTGGGAAGCTACAGCAAGTCGTAACCGAATCGGGGTGCCGCGCTCTGGGGGTTCCCGGGGCGTGCAAACGGCACCCCACCCAACCACACATCATCATGCGCGAAATTATCAGCAAACACCAAGCCGCCATCCTGCAAGAGCTTGAACGCACCGTCGACTCCAGGCACTCTGAACTTGTTGAAAAGATGCGCCTGCCACAGCGCACCTACGAAACGGCCATGCAGGACTTGCGCGAGCGCGATCTGGTGCTGGGCACCAAGTCTGGCAGCAAACACATCCTGCGCCTGGCCATCACGATGGCTGGCATTCGGGCGCTGCGCGATTACATCGACCACCAGGCTCGGATGGCGATCAACCCGTCCATGGCCGTGCCAGCGCGCATCAATGTGATGTCCAAAGATTACCCCGCTTGGCAGCCCAAGCCGATGACCAGCTGCCGCAATGACGGCCACAAGACCCGCCGCAGCCTGGGAGCGTTTGCATGAAAGAGCCTCTCAAAAACGGAGACATGGCCGAAGTCGTTGGTGGCCTCGGTCGCGCCAAGAGCCCCAACCTGGGCAAGATTGTCACGGTCGGTATGCGCATATTCGGCGCACATGGCGCTGACCATAGCCAGTTCGGCCCGGTCCACCGCTGCAGCGGCGATGGTGTTGTCCAGCTTGGCGACACGGGCGAATACATCATGACCGGCTGGGCGGATTTTCCAGACGCGTGGCTGCGCAAGATCGAGCCCCCGAAGCTGACCACCAGCACCACAACCGGGCAGGAGACAACAGCGTGAGCACAGCCCTATCCCGCACCCAGCGCCGCCTGGCCAGCAAGCACATGGCCAAAGTCGCCACCCAATACCCAGGCCACCTCGTCCAGATCCCAAAGGACGAGTGGCCAGCCAGCGCTAACCCAGGAAAGCAGCCCGTCGAAGTCTGGCGCAGCCGGGACTACCTTGTCCAAATTTACCTCGAACCGGCACCGTGCTCGGCCCGTCTGAGCATTCTGCGCACATCGCTCGACAGCGCTGGCGGCTGGCAGGATGACATCCCGTGGACGGTGCTGCAAAAGCTGAAAAGCGAATGCGGGCGCGGGATGCTGGATGCCGTCGAGGTGTTCCCATCTGACAAGGACGTCGTCAATGTAGCGAACATCCGCCATATTTTTGTCATGTCCGCGCCGCTGTCGTTTGCCTGGAGGAAGTGATGACCAACAAACAACTGCTCACCGAGCTGACCGCATGGAAGATGCAGATCGACCAGAGCAACGAGATGCTCGACACCCTGATCACACCGCTGATGTTGAGCCCTGAGAGCCCGCTGTACAGCACCGTCTGGGCGCTGCAGGGCGCGCTGACAAAAGCCGTGGCTAAGATCGTCGGCGATGAAAGCGAGTGGCTGGACTGGTTTTTAGCAGAGAACAACATGGGCAAGGGCGCCGGGGGAGCCTGCCCTGGAACCGGCAAACCTACCCGCAAGATTAAAGACTTGGCCGATTTGGCTTGGTTGATTGAGGAATCTAAATGAGTGCCAAACGACTGATCAACCGCAAAACCCTGCTGGAGATGATCCCGCTATCAGACCGCGCCATCTACGACCTGGAAAAGCGCGGCGACTTCCCGGCCCGCATTGCCCTCACAAGCCGAAACGTGGCCTGGGAGCTGGGCGCCATCGAATCGTGGATTGAGTCCAGGAAAACGGCCAGCGTTCACGTCCTGCGCCCAGGCCCGGCTACTCAACACGCTTGACCCAGCCGTCGATCATGTCGGCCCAATCTTGCAGCATGGCCGCGCGCTGCTCTTTGTATTCGGCCTTGTTGTAGACCGCCCGCACACCCTTCTGCTCATGGGCCAGGCACTTCTCGATCCAGTCGGTGTTGTACCCGGCTTCGTGCAGCAACGTGGACCCCGTGCGCCGCAAGTCATGGGGGCCGAACTTGGGCAGGTCGTGCCCGTCTTTTTGGGCCAGCCGGTAGGTCAAGGTCAACACTTGGTTCAAGGTGGCGCTGGACATGGGCAGGTCCGGGTCGTAACGGGACGGCAGCAAGTACTTTGATCCACCGGCAAACGTCTTGAGCGCAAAGAAAATCTCCAGCACCTGACGGGACAGGTAGACGTTGTGCGGGTTGCGCCGCTTCATGCGCTCTTTGGGGATGGTCCACACGGCATTTGAAAAACTCACCTCGTCCCATGTGGCGTCTGTCAGCTCAGACTTGCGCACCATGGTCAGCAGCAACAGCTTGGCCGCCGAGCGGATCGACGGTGACGTTCCGATGCGCTCCAGGTACTCATACATCAGCTTGATTTCAGCGGGGCTCAGCGCCCGGTCCCGTGGCTCAAACTTGGCAATCGAGTTGGGGCGAACCAGATCAGCCGGGTTCTCGACTCGCACACCCCGCTCTGCTGCCCAGCGGTACACCAGCATCACCACCTCGCGCGCATGGACTGCCGTGGCAGGCGCGCCGCGCGCCACGATGGCAGTGGTCAGGCGCCGCAGATCGTCGTGGGTGATCTCGTTGAGCTTGGACTTGCCAAACGGCCCTTTAAGCTCGCGGTCAAACGTAGCCTGGCGCATGTCCCGGGTGGAGTCGGCCATGGTGTGCCCCTTGAGCCAATTCGCCGCCCACTCGCCAAACGTCTCTGCATCGCTGGCCTTGGCCTTGACCCGGGCCTTTTCTTTGGCTGGTGACCGTCCGTCGGCAATCAGCTTCTTTGCCGCTACAAGCCGCTCCCGCGCTTCATTCAGGGTGATGACTCCGTACTTGCCAATGGTCAGCGTCTCCTGGCGGCCATTGAGCGTGTAGTTGTACCGAAACGATACCCCGCCAGCAGGCGACACGGCCACATAGAGCCCGTCCCGATCCGGCACCTTGTAAATCTTGTCCTGCGGCTTGAGGTTACGCAGCTTGGTATCGGTCAGCATGGCGCCCCCAGAGAAAGGGCTGGAAATACCATGATTTCAGGGGTCAGTTTTTTAGCCATTTTCCTGTTACAGATCAACAACTTAGGCATAAAAAATACCATGCTCGTCTGAAAAACGGTGGCATGGTATCGGCTCTGGGGCATGGTATCCCCAAACACCATGCCAGCGTCAATACCATGAAAAATAATTGCTTGCCGAAAGTCGTCAATGCCAGTCAATGCGACAAGCAGACAAGAAAAAGCCCGCAATGACGCGGGCTTAGGTTCGTGGGTTGCTTTTGGGAACCCGTCAATGCTAGACGGGAAATCACTCCCACTCGATAGTGGTTAAGGCTGGTTTTGCCTTGATTTCATTGGGTTTTTTATACATGGCCTTGCCCTCTGCCATGAAAAATACCATGTTTATGTCTTGAGCGGCCTGTTTCGGTTGATTTTGGTCGTTTTTTGATGCATGGCCTGATTTGGCATTTAGGCTGCTGCGTGTTCGCCGACGCTGGTCATTTTAAAGACCGATGGCAAATTCACAAAGAGATCGGGGTGATCGTCATGCAGGCTGCGCAACAGATGGCGCAGGCTGCCGGTGCGCATGGCATGACCGAGGATTGATATGACACTTTCTTTGGCGCCAGATTTCGCAGCCCGGCTCAGGCTGTAGATGCTGTGCTTGCGCACGAACCGCGTGCGTCGCCAGGTGCGAAATCCAACAAAGTTGATGCCGCGCTTGACTTTGTGCAGGCTGTAGCGCGAAAGCTCCAGCTGCAGGGTGTCGCGTAAGAATTCAATGATGCGATTCAGCGCGTCCAAGCACCGCTCCCGGCTCCAGCCAAAAATCACACAGTCATCCACGTAGCGGCAATACAACCTGGCGCCCAGCTCGCGCTTGATGAAGTGGTCAAGCTGATTCATGTAGATCAACGCATAGGTCTGGCTGAGCAGGTTGCCAATCGGGATGCCGACCGGCTGGCCGTAATCTGCAAATTGCATCATCACATCGACAAATCGCTGGTCTTTGATCTGACGCACAATTTGCGTGCGCAATACGGCCCGGCTGATGCTGTAGAAAAACTTGCGAATGTCGAGTTGCAGGATGTAGCTATCGGGGGCGCAGCGGCGCAATGCCTGTTGGGCGTAATCGGCAGCGGCATGGGTGCCCTTGCCTTTGCGACAAGCGAAAGACTGGTCGATAAAAGTCCGATTGAAGATGGGGTACACCAGCCGGTAAATGGCGTGCTGCACCACCAGATCACGGAACGCGGGCGCAAAGATGGTTCGAGGCTTGGGCTCGAACACCTGGAATTCATGATAGGGCTGCGGGGCGTAGGTGCCGCTGTGCAGCTCTTTGTGCAATGCATCCAAGTTGCTAGCCAGATGCCGGGAAAACTCGAAGGTGGCGCGCTTGGCGCGTTTGCCTGCGCTGGCATCAACCCATGCCTGGTAGAGAGATTCCCTGGTGAAGGCTATGTCAAACAAAAAACCGATTCGTTTCAAAGGATGACCCCCAGACGGTCGAGCACAGCATGGTGCCTACTGGAAAAGGGGCGTCCGGCAGATTTCGCAAAAGCTCTCGCTAAATGCAGGAAAGCGCCTCCCTTTGTTCCACCGTTTCTTTTCAGAATTCGAGGTCCAGAGTCGGGGCGAGCGCCAATGTTGTTGTTGGAATTCGTCCGGGTGTTGTTGCAATTGAGAGCGAACACCCCAGAGGTAGCCGCGTTGTTCCAATCACCGCCACGGATCGGCAGAGCCTGTAACATATTAAGACGCATCCCTTTTGTTCCCCGCAGTCGGGGTAATGGGTGCTGGGTTCTCATCCCGAATCCAGCCGCCAATCAAGCGCCCAATCTCATCGATCATGCGACTGAGCGTTTCATAGCGATCTTCTGGCGACTTTTGATGTGCCGCACTGAGCGTGCCGTCTTTGTAAGCGAAATAGCCCAACTCGAAGGCCAGCCGGACAAACATGCGCAACTGCTCGTGGCTGATGTCCAGATTTGTCAGACTGGTTTTCTTGTGATATCGCTTTTGGGACTCAACAATGAAGCCATACACCTCGTAAGCCTTGGTCCGGATTTGCAAGCAAATGCCGTACTTTTCATGGCGCGGGAAGTGATTCAGATACAGGTTCATTTGACGAGCAAAATCAACGAACTTTGTGTCCAGCTTGGCTTCAGCGTGCGTGCCCATCGCTATCGCTCAGGCACTCAGAGAACAAAGGCGGGGCGAGCGCCAACGGCGTCGGAATACGTCCGGGTGTAGGTGCAATTGAGAGCGAACACCCCAGAGGTAGCCGCGCTGGACCAAGCACCGCCACGGAACGGCAGAGCCTCAATGGACGTGTCGATCCAGAAGCCGTCGCCATTGGCAGCAGGCACGGCAATCGTCCCACCCAACAATGCGGCCACCGGGAACAAGCCATATGCCTTGAGCAGGGCCAGGGCTGTTGCACCAACAGGTGTGGTTCCTGGATTTGTCATCGCCTCAAACGATGAGCCAGATGCACACACCAATGTGTAGGCAGCTGTGCCAGAAACTGCATATTTCACCGTATTGGCAGAACCAGGAGCGACCAGCGCGCCGGTCGCACCATCGATGGCCTTCCATGCGGCCGAGCTGACGCCAAAGTCGGTGGCGTTCAAGGCCGCGTCGTTGTTGGCGATGATCTGAATTTCACCCAAATTGACGCGCATACCAGGCGTCCACTCCCAGGTGTTGCCGCAAAGATCGGCCATGCCGCTGTTGGAGTTGTCGTGGTTCCAGCTATTGGGGCCGGAGCCAGTCAAGATGCGGGGCGTTCCTGATGTGTTTCCAGGGGCCAGACCATCAATACGGCGGCCGGTTTCCCATGCGGCATCCGATGATTTGCCGTAGTTGGTGCTGCCGCGTGGCTGGAAACTATTGGCACGGCACCAAAGCGCCATGGCTGCGAATTCGACGTTGCTCATGACGTGGAAGCCTGCGCCACAGTCGCGCGCACGGGTCACGGCTGTGTCGTGGTTGATTGACGTGGAGCAGTCAACGCCAGGCAAACTCAAAAGCTCGTTGTTTTTAACGATGCCAGTGTAAGAGCCCAAAAACAGCTCCGATTTTTCAACGCCATTGACGATAAAGGCCGGGTGAACGCCAGCAGGCAGGCCTGCATCAACGTCTTGCCCGTTGAATTTCGGGATGATGTTCATGTAGGTGGGCTGGCCACTGGCGGTGTAGAGCACCGTCTGCTTGCTGCCAGATGCCGCTTCGACAGAAGCACGCAGGTCGTCTTTGATAAAAATAGTAGGCATGTTTTTTTCTCCGAAAATGGGTTATGCGGTGGGCCAGAGGGTGACTTGCACGGCATTGGGGTCAAGTGCGATCAGCTCCTGGATGGAGGTCGGGTTGCCATTGGCGTCATCCGGCCCAGCTACTGCGGCGTAGCGTTTGGGCGGAATGGCGATGTGCGCCAGGTAAGCGCCGGACCCGCCCTCTTGCGCACCATTGGCGCCGGTGCGGATTTCGACAACAACAGACGAGTCGAGCTGACGATCGGCGCAGTCCACGGCAATACCGGCAACAATGACGACAGCACCAGAAAAGGCAAAGTCAGCCACGGGCTGGCCGGGTTGTTTCAAGACGATTTGAGGCATGGAATAAGCTCCTGGGTTAATAAGTAGATGGAGAGGCGGCGTGCAGGCGGTCAATCCAGCCGCTTGACAGGGGTTGTTCGACAGGCAAGCTCAAGGCGGACAGGCGCCAGCGCACTACCACGTTGTCAGCGGCACTGGCAAGCTGCATGGTGAAGCCGTTTGAGGCACGACTTGCTACGTCAATGGCTGTGCGGCGGCACGGCGCGCCGTCAGATGACACCACATCGAAGTCGAGGCGGTAGCTGTTGTCTGACAAAGCATTGATGGCGCAATACGTTTGCACCGGAGAGTCAAGCTGGGTTGGGTAATTGGCCTCAACACGGGCATCGCTGGTGACCGTGACGCCAACCAGGCCAGCGTCGGTATTGCCAGCAGGGACCGTGATGGTGCAGGCTTTGATGCCATTGGATGGGACAGCATCGCCCAATGCTGTGATGTAGAACTTGATGATGCTGCTGCCATCGAGGAACAAATACCCGTAGCAGACCGCCGATGACGCGCCGCCAACCGGCACAGACAAGCTGTTTTGGGCGTCGACGTTGTAGGCGCGCCCGTTGATGAAGCATTTTCCAGCGGCAATCGACAGCAACCGGCTGGTGCCGAGTTTAGTGATGGCTGCGCCAGACACCAAGCCGCGGTTGGTGATGGTGACCTCGCCTTCTTGCTGGACTTGCTGGCGTAGCGCTTTGACGCTGTAGTTGGCAAGTGCGGCTTGGTTCAATGCGTACTTGATGGCCGCATCGCTCATGTTTTTTGAGTCGGTGGACACCGTGATGTTGATTCCACCTACTGTTGTGGCCAAAGCATCCAAGACGCTTTTCAGATACGCGGTGCGATTGGTCAAGTGCTTGTGCGGCAAGTTGTCAATGCCGTTGACGCCACCCGTGATGGGGTCGGTGCTTTCGAGTTGGTAAACCGGGTCCCAGGACGCGGATTCAGCAAGGTTTGACATGTTGGTTTGTCCTTTCGAGGATTAATAAATGAGCGTCCACGTCCCGGAAAGGGAAATGTCGATGTCTTTGAGCAGAGGGCCGCCACGCACTTTTCTGGCGTGCAATATCCCGGATGAGGTCAGCAAACCAAACTCCCGAATGGACAGGCCAATCGCCTCAGAAGTGGCAAGAGAAAAGTTGAATTGCACCGATGTGCTGACGGGGTAGGAGTGCGAGTCAATGGCTTTGACGAATGCGCCGGTTAACGCCGTATCGGCCGGGTTGGCTGCCGTTCCATTGGTGCCAAATCCGATATTGACCACACTTCGGCTGGCTACGTCGCCAGCCACCAATCTGACGACGCTCTCGCGCCCTTTGGTCACGATCAGGTTGTCGTCTTCAAAATGCTCGATGAGCTGACCACGGCGGTAAATGTCAAGCGCAAAAATGCCTCTCGGTTTTTGCGATGGGTCAAGGAGATTCATGCGTTACGCCTCGTGCTGGATTACCAGCGAAGGTAGCGTCACGACTACAGAGACTCGCTCCAGGAGATGGCTCCGCCGTAGAAAACCGTGCCAAAAGTTCGAGAAACACCGTTGTAGCGCAGGCTGCCGTCGCGCACAGAACCGCGAGAGTAGCGGCCGTCACGCGCTAAAACTTTGGTGAGATTCAGCTCAGCCAGGTCCAAGCCGTCGCTCACGGTTCCGCGCCGGTTCATGGTGCCATCCCGCTCGTACCCGCTGCCATAGGTCACAGTCTGCGCAAAGCTGTCTTGCCAATCGAGGTTTGCCGCCAGGCTGGCGGGGTCGATCTCGTCGCCATAGGTGGGCGCGCCAGCCAGCACGTGAAACCCATCGCGCAGGGTTAAGCCGTTTCTGGCAATGTTGCTGCCATAGGTATCAAGCTGCACAGCGCCACGGTAAAGCGACCCATCCCGAATGGGCCTGGCGCCACGGTACAAGTCTTGCAGCGGGGCGTGCTCCAGTTGGTGCAAAAGGCTTGCATCTACACCGGGTGATGCGGCGTCTGACAAACTGCCCGTAAACGCGAGCGTCCGCAGCTTGGTGCCAGCGTCACGAAGCCGCTCAATGACAGCTTTGATTCGCGTTGACAGGTCGGTCAGGATTTCGCTGGACGTCAGGTCGTAGTGGGAATTGACATCAAATTGACCGTAGAAGTTTCGCGTGCGTGACTGGCGGTCTTTTTTCCCGTCAAAGAAGGTAGCGCCATCGCGGTACAGGCTGGTGGTGGTCGATGCGACGGGCGCATCGGTGACCGTGACATTCAGCCCGTTGACATACAAGCTGATGGCGTTTTGCAGAGCAATGTTGTTGCCTTTGGGCTGGATCAATTCTGAAATGATGCGCGGCTTGTAGACGGCATCAGGCTCAGAAGCGAGCCGTGGAATGCCAAAATAACCACCCCACTCGTCCAGCCACTCCCCATCGGCTGTGGTCAACAGCATTTGATCCAGCGCCGACGTGATGCCAGACTGCGCCTGCGTCAGCTCCTGCGCAATGGGCGCCAAGAAGTCCAGCAATGCACCAGGCTCCTTGTTGAAGGAGCTGGGCAGGCTGTTGAGCAATTTGTTGATCACAGCGCCACCGTTCCAGGCATGGCCTTCTGGATGGCGCTGACAACGACATCAGCAGCAGGGCTTGAGAGGGACACGTTGTACACCCCGCTGATCGCCATGATGATGGAAATCAATTCAGATCGGACCACCTTCTGGCCGATGCCCAACGACTGGATGTAGCTCTTGATGGCATCACTGGCTGTGACCGAGACGCTGGCTGTGCCGCTGTCCAAGGTGATGGACCCGGTCACGTTCACCAAGTAGTCCTGTGCAGCATAGACATCAACCACCACACCGGCCGCTTTCCAGCCCGGAGTGGTTCCAGTGCCGTCCACGTCAGATTGCACCTTGGCCACCAAAGTTGCCGACGTGTTTCCTGAGCCATTGTGAACGTACAGGTTGACCAGGCCGATCGGCTGCGCCGCATCTGTGAGGTAGGGCTCAATGATGGCGATGTGGCGAGCCTGCTCCACGATAGAGCCAACTGAATCGACCACGGCAGATTGTGATGCGCCATAACGCAGAGCTGCGCCCGTGCCGCGTGACAGAGTGGAAATGTAAGCTGTGAATCGGCTTTTTCTGGAGGCATCGGTTTCGGCATCTGCCCCATTCGCCAGCGGCAGCGGGTTGGTGACGCTGGTGATGCCGCTGATGGAGGCAACCATGGTGGTCAGCGTGTTGGCGGCGCAGTTGGTTGATGAGCCCGCCTGCGTGCAGGCCACCTGCACATCCGCGTAGCTGCTGCCCGCCTCTATGGCAACGAAACTTGCTGTGGCATATTCAAACCCCGAGCTGTCTGATTTGATGGTTGTTACCAAGGGAATCTCAACACGATTGCCAGAAACGTCACAGGAGAACCGCACCGTACCGCTGGCAGCAATGGCTGGCATGGCGGCAAAGTTGAATGAGTTGAACACCGACACCGGTATGGCTTCTTGCAGTCCGAGCAGAATTTGCAAGTACAACTCTTCAATCTCGACGGCAGAGGCCTCCATCAGCGTGCGCGCAACCGAGCCCACCGAGAAGTCGGTGATCTTGCTGCCGTTGGCGCGCGAAACATTGATCATGCTTGCAGCAATGCTGCGGAAATCTTTGATTTGGAAGGTCACGGGCTACTCCTAAATTTCGACTTGCAGCCGCAAAGGCGTGCCGTCATTGATCATGGCGGTGACCTCCACCTTGATGGCGTCGCCGTCTTGTGTGGCAACGCCGTCCCGCACGGACACCACGCGCGGGTCGCCCAGCAGGCACTCTTCACAAAACCGCAGAGCAAGCAAGTTGGCATTGGCGTCGGCTTTATGGCCGCGCAGCTTGTAAGCGTCGTTGCCGTACTTGGGGTGGAACTGCAGGCAGCCTTTGTCATTGCGCAGGCGCAGCTCCAGGGCCTGTTTCAAATTGGGCGAGCCGACGGCCAAGTCCAGGTCGCCATTGGTGACGGTTAGCAGGCCATCGGTCAGCCTGACATCAACACCAAACGACTGCGCTGGCGTTACGCCCCGCTTTTGCCCTTGCGCCACGGGGATTCTGATGACGCCGCCAAACACCAGGATGCGACCCGATGCCACACCCGGCAACAAGGGGTCGGCGGTGAGATACGGTGGCAGCAGGTTATTGAGCCAAGCCAGCTCAGGCCAACGGGAGGCGTCGCCAAGCTCGCGTGCTGCAATCCTTGCCAGGGTGTCGCCGTATTCGGTCTTGGCGGCTTTCCATCCGGTGGTCATGAGGGTCATGCGGAAGCCTTGGTGTTAACAGAGATTCCGGCGGAAATTTTTCGCAGGCCAATTTCTATGGCAGCTGTGTCTGGCAGTAGCGTCAGGTCTGCTGGCCTTTTGATGCTTGCAATGGCGGCAGTGGCTGACTCATTTTTCAGCACAACCGGCGTAATCTCTTTGTTGTCAAAAGGGTTGTCAGTCGACAGGTTGACCGGTGACCCGCCTAGCGAACTGGAGCAGTTGGATGCGCCATACCAACTGCCGTAGTCCTGAGAGGACGCCGCCGCCTGGTAGCCGTTGGTCAGCACGCATTGCAGGTTGGACATGGCCCCTTTGACGCGCATGACCTCCGACTTGACGCTGTTGGGCAGACTGGCGACCGCAGCCACTGCCGCCCATGCCTGAGCACCCACTACGCTTAAATCTGATGCCAGATCGACGGCCACCTGGCCCGCTGCACTGATGACGGCCTTGGCGTCGTTGGCTGTTTGGATGACTTCTTGTGCCACTTTTACGACGGGGCCGAAGGTTTTATCGGTCCAGTCGTGAACTTTTGAGCCAAACTCGCCAATATCGGCCAAAGCGCCTCGTAATGACCGCTGGATGCTGTTGATGTCTTCAACTGATTTGTTGAGCGACTTGATGGCCTCTTCCGGGTCGTTGACCGGTATGACTGGCTCCATCAGGTAGGGGTACGGGTTGACGGCCTTGTCGTTGACCACTGTCAGGCTGATGTTGTACGTTAAAAGCAATGGCTGAGACTTGCTGCGGCGCAGCACAAAGTTAACAGGAGCAACATCGGCGACGTAGCTTCCGTTAAGTGGATCAATAAATAGCAGCCGGATGTCTGCCGGGTCTAGCCCGGCCTCGATCATCATCTCTCGAAATTTGTGCCAGTGATGAATGAAATCGTCACGCAACTTGGTGAACTGCGCAATGCCGTCGCCCTGCCCTGTTCTGTCGCGCCAGCCGGTGTTGCCGGTGATGGTGATGGTGGATAGACCGCGGCCAAATGAATCGACCCAGGCGCCACCCAAGGCGTTGACCGCCGACACGCGCGATGGCTCAGTGCGCGTCAGCTCCTCCGGCTTGATGGGTAGCGTGAAAAAATTGAATGCGTCGCCTGCCGCCAGGACAAACGACACATTCAGGTATTTCTGGTTGGTGATGGGGTAGGTTCTCGCCATGGCGCCAGTGTTGCGTCACGACACCAAAGCCTTCTGTTTGGCGGCTGCTTCGGCTTGGTATTTAGCCATCTTTTCTTTGACGCCCGCCATGAAGGCGTCGTACTTGGCCGGGTCAACACCGGAGAATGGTAGCCAACGGCCGCGGCAATGCGGGTGCTGGGCGCCAGCCGCGATCCACCACAGCTCGTCTGGCTCGCGGTCGTACAGCTTGCCGTCGACCCGCTTCTTGGGCGCCGACGACCGGCCGATGTTGGTCTTGCCCGCCCAAATCTCGTTCATGCCGTCTTTGTTCGGCTTGGCCGGATCCACCACCGTGACCACCCGGCCGTCGATCTTGTGGCACCAGGCGCAGACGCCTTTGTACTGCTCGATGCGTTTGAGCTTGGCGCCTTTTTCTCTGGCAGCCACCACCCCCTGCGCGGCATTTTCTGACACCTCGGTGACCGCGATGCGCCGCCAGTCGCGGTTGGCCGCGGCGAACTTGTCGAACAGGCGCTGCTCCAGGCTTTGCGGCTTTCCGCCCAGGATCAAGTTCTGCTGATGGTCCAGGATCACCGAGCGCACACCGGATCGCAGCTGGTCGCCCATGTCCACAATGGCCTGCGCACACCGCTCGCGCGCAAAAGCGATCATGGCCTGCGTGACCTTGGAGACTGGCAGGCCCAGCTCCACAATGGCCGGGATGCTGGTGGGCATGGCCGCCGCCACACCAGCGGCCAGCAGCGCACTCGGTGGGTTGGCGGCCAGGCCAGCCTCGATCTGCCCGAGCAGGGTGGACTTGACCGACAGCCAGTCGGCCATGCTGGACGCCCACTGCGGGCTCCAGTATTGCTGCAGCAGCCACTCGACCAGCATCGAATAATCCTCGGGCAGCCACAGCGCGCGGGGTTTGGAGTGGAAATAGGCGCTCCAGGCAGACAGCTCGGTCGGAGTCCAGTGCACCGGCACGTCGGGCATCAGCAGGGCCGGTAGCGCATTCTTTTTGTGGGGTTGACCGTGGGCCGCGAGCCAGCCGGAAAGAGCCTCCTTGAAGGACTGGAGGTGGGCTTGGCCGGTGTGGGTGAAGGCTTCGACCAAGTCGCTCAAGTAGGGCGAATCGAACGGTGCCCAGATGTCGTGTTCGTGGCTTGGCTTGATGGCCTTGCCTAAATAGGTTCCTTGATTTTCGACAACATCATCATCCATGTGAGTCTTGCATAAACGCCAAGAATCCGCGATACTTTCGTTGTGCATGCCGTTACCAACCAGAAATGGCGGTAGCCACCGAAGGGAGTCCCCCGACTCAGTAGAGTTATGAAGTTCGGCGAACACGGTTGATGGCCCACTCTTTTGCAGTGGGCCTTCGTTTTTAGGGTCTTGATGCGCGCTAAGGTATTTCACCTCATTGATGGATTTGAAATGGGCGCTGTGAAACTCATACACTTTTGCAACTGGTCGCCACGTCAGAACAATGGTGTACTGATCGCCATCCACGGGCGCTTCAAACATCAAATCAGCATGAAGGTTGCGTGATCTGTGCTTGGGGTACTCAATAACATTGAGTATTCGCTCCATTGCTTTTGCGCGCCTCGAATCGAATGAACGGACTCCTGTTTTTTGCTTCCCGCCCATATCAGATGAGTAAGCATGATCGTTCTTCGGGTCGAATCGGACCTTGATCGGTATTGGCTTCTTTTCTCGGTCTGAAAAATGAACATTCAGGCTAATCGTTTTCCCGCCATAGTTATCCGCCCAGTATTGATGCGCCACCTCCTGTGAGTCGATGTCTTTGCTTGAAGCGACATGCGTGCCGTCGGGTGGCGATTTCCAGCCAGAACCCGGGCCACCTTTGATAAACAGAATTTTGTGCTTTTCCATAACTGCCTTTACGCGCCCTAGACAAGGAGTCGCGGCACGCCAGTCAGGCAGAACCGGCTTTCGGCAGATCAAGACCTAGCCGCGACACCAGGATGGTGGTGTCACGACACGCTGGCAATCGCGCTGGTCACCTCGGTCTGGAGCATTTGCTTGGCCTGCTCGGAAATCGCTCTAACGATGAACGTGCCAGGCTTGGCCGGGATGACCCAGCCGGTGGACCATTCGCCGAGAAT